ATGCACAGCATTCAACGTGATTGGCAGAGCACTCGAAAACAAACACACAGACGGTCTAGGCGAAGTGCTGTGTTTTGTTACTGCAAAATCCTAATTATTTTAGTCACACAGGGGTATAATTCACTGCCCTTGTGTGCATTCCACCCAATTCAATAAATACTACATATAAAGGTTCTTAGAGTATGGCTATAGGTAAAATCACGGGTTCTGTTGTTGCAGACAACACCATCACAGAATCCAATCTGGCATTTGGTATCGATGGACAAACTTCAGCCACATCATGGACAACAGATTCATTATCAATAGGCACAGCATACACATTTCCTACAACAGATGGATCCAACACTCAAGTGCTTGCAACTGACGGTGCTGGCAATATAAGTTTTGTTGATGCTGGTGGCACTCTCACTGTGGCTGACGATGCTTCATCAACCATAACAATCACAACAACCACCGATACTTTGAAAATATCAGGTGGCGACTCACTAACCTCATCAGTGTCAGGTGATACTGTGACAATAGATTTGGATGAAGACATCACGGTCAATACAATATCATCCACAGATTCAACGGCTATTCAATTAGATGATAGTGTCAACATATCAGGCACACTATCTGTAAACACTATCGATGTTAACACACTGACATCAAGTGACTCGTCTGGTATAAACATCAACAACACCAAGTTATATGTAAATGGTGGCTCAGTAATAACAACAACTTCAACTGACCAACCTGCTATTACTACAAACGCAGGAGACATTGATCAGGTACTGATTAATGATGGTGGTATCGCTAAAAGAATTGCATTAGGTAACATCAATGTGTCATCATTCAACAATGACGCCAACTATGCATCAGCGGCATCCACTGGTTTTGTCAATTCCACAGTCACAACCATTCCAATTTCATCAGATTCCACAGCCACAGACTACAGTGACGACGAACCTGCAGGTGTAGGCACTGCCACCGACACCACAGACGCATTTGGCGTGCCACTAGGCACCACATTTGACACCATGGAACCACGAGGAACCACACAAGCCACAGATTTTGGAACGGAGGAGGCCCACGTGGGCGCCTAATAAATAGTTAAATGCCAACAACAGTACAATTCAGAAGAGGAACCACAGCACAAAATAACGCATTCACAGGTGCTGCCGGTGAAATAACTGTTGATACAGACAAAAACACACTCATCATGCATGACGGTACCACAGCAGGTGGGCACACACTGGTCAATGATGAAAACACCAATCTTTGGTCAGATATTAATAACACAGATGTTGACTCGGCTGTTGAAACACTAGACACATGGGCAGTGGCCACATATAGAACTGCCAAGTATGTGTATGCCATCGAAAATGCTGCCAAGACAGAATATCAAGCAGGTGAGATCATCATCACACACAACGACACAGCATCTTTCCTCACAGAATATGCAGTGGTGCATACAGGCAATTCGCATCTCATGACATTTTCAACTGATGTGTCTGCAGGCAATGTTAATCTCAAAGCATCAGCACACGAACCCAACTCAAGCATACGTCTCAAAAGACTGCTGATTGCTGTTGCTTAAACAATCAAATCAAGAATAGTTTGCAGTTTAGTTTTAATGGTTTTGTTTTGCAGAGTTTTTCTCACACCTTCATGCAAAGGTTGAGGCCATGCATTGATTGATACCCATGCATAACCAGAATGTTCGCCATTCAGTCTTGGCACAAATTCCTGCTCCACCACACACACAAAGGTGTGAAATTTAAAGCGAGTGTCTTTGCTGACGAACAGTTCCAAAGGAATGGTTTTTTGAATGGTGGGTTGATGTCCAACTTCTTCCACAATCTCTCTCTGCAGTCCCTGCCATGGAGTCTCTGTGGCCACTGACTTGCCACCCACCATGCCCCATGTTCCCCGCTGTTTGGCAGAACGATTGAGGAATAGGAATCGTTTGGTTGACTTGGCATAAAACAAACAGCCTGTGGCAGTGATTTGACTCATTTGTATATTTTATATTCTAAAACACAATTGACCAAGAGCCTGGCTCATAAAATCCCTCATAGGATTTGACCCAAAAACCATTTGCTCCTGTCCATTTGTACTGCACGCCTGTGGTTAGGTTTGTGACATACTGTGTTTGAAGGTATGTAGAATCTGATAAATCTGTATTAGCATCTGCATCAAACACTCTGTCCCAATATCCATCTGCATTTTTTTGAATGATATCATTTGTTGACGCAATTGTATTTCCCCAAGCACTAGGAGTAGTAGATGGTGCCTCGTCAGCACCAACATCTTTTTCTCTTCTAGAACTAGAATCAGGAGGAGGATTAGAATCAGAAGCACGAATGTCTGTCTCTGCAGCTGTTTTGCCATCTGAATTAATTTTGTTGCCAATGTCTTCTGTGATGAGATATCTTGTGCCTACAGGTGCTGATGAAGGATTAAATGTGAGTGGATTGATCACAGCATCCACGGCATTCAGTGTGTTGGTTGGCACTGTGTCTGAATCCACAGTGAACAACATGGTGAATTCATCCTGTGGGTCAATGGCAATGGTGCCTTCCACATCCACAATTATGTCATCACCATTCACATTGGTTGTGCTCTGTTGCAGTTTGATTTGACTCAACCCTGCTCTCACTATCTTGGAATACAATCCTTCCAACTTGGTCCAATTCACTTTGGCACCATACTGTGACTGTGATTGGAACACTCTGTTGGCTGTATTGGAAGCATGAGTTGTGGCAGTGGTTGAGTTGGCACCCAGCAGTGTCATCTTGTTGCCCAACAGCAACAGTCCAAACTGTCCAGGTGTTAGTGTCTGTTGTGAAATCAGCGATTCACCCAGGATGCCATCTGTGTCCACAGTGCCTGCATCTTCGTCATAGATGCTCATGATGATCTTTTCAATCACTCCAAGACGTTTGAGTTTGGCGGGTGGTGACAACCATATGGGGGTTCTGAATGTGAGTGTGGCCACATCAATCTCATCTGCAATGCCCTGTGGGATTGCTCTTGATGTAAAGTTCACATTGGTGAGTTCAACAAATGACAGTGATGTCCAGTCCAAAAAGTTGTCTGTGGTTTGCAGTTCCAGTGCAGGATTGAACAACACAAGTATCTGTTCCAGTATCTGTAGTTTTTGATCTGTGTTGGTTGAAAATATGTCTGCATTGAATGTGAGTTCAAATGGTGTGGGCATGATGCGTTCAATCGTGTGTGACTGTCCGGGTGCACCTGTGTATGATTCTGTGTCAGCATCATATTCACGTTCACGAATACTTTTTTTGTCAATGTGATATGGATTCTGCATGCGTTCTCTGTCATATCGTAGGTCAGTGATGTAGCAGGAAATCTGCGGTGCAGGTATCAGTGTGTTTTCAGATCCTTTTCTGACGATCTGTGCCACCTGTCTGCTCATGTCACCATACTTGACTGGTATCTGCAGGGTTTCTGATGTGCCCTTGGAATTTTTTCCTGTGACATATGTAAAGTTGGACATCATACGAATAAACTGTAGAATGTATCTTCTTATCTGAGCATCGTAGAAGTGCTGAATTGTTCTTCAGTGGTGTTAAGCCACAGCCTCCTTTTCCATTAATTATCCGCCTTTGGTTTGAGTAGTTGTGACAGAGCAACTCTTTCTGGAGTTGTTGTGCCATCATCCAATGAAGTTTGATTGGTGTTATTAATAAATCCTGTTTTTTGTGTTTCACGCACCTGACGCCAATATGCTGTGGCTCCTGCTGTGCCTGGCTGTTGACCTGTGGATGCTGTTTTGGCAATGTACAATTCATCACCAAAGTTGACTTGATCATTGGCAACATAAGCAGTGGATTCGTCCCAAGTGCCTCTGGCAGTGGTGCCTTGTGTACTTGTATTAGACATGTTCATTCTCACTCCGTCTTCTATTCTCACAAATCTTCTGCCATCAAATCTAAACAGTCTGTTGGGTGCATAATCTGTACGCAAGAAGAACATGCCTTCAATGGGATTGGCAGGGAATGCAGTGCCAAATGAATAGGTTTCACCATTGGCTGGTATGGCATCTCCTGTGAGATAGCCTTCCACATATCCGTTGGCAGTGGGTGTGTCATACACAGCATCCATGGAAATGTGTCCTGTGTCTGTGAGCATGTCTTCGTCCACTGTCACCAGTGCCACTCGGCCTTCTTCGTCTGTGGGCATCACATGTAATTGTTTGGTGTTGTAGCCTGACTGTGGTGCATCCGATTCTGCTTGATCAAGGATGGCTTGATTGATTTCTAATTCTTTGTCACGAGATTTCTGTGATACATTTTCATCTGCATCGCCCAGGATGTCTCTGTACTCTTGTGCGTCTGTGATGCCTTTGACTCTCACACGATACAAATGAGGCCACCATGTTTTGGAAAAACCTTCTGCCGCTCTGCCCACATCTTCAACCACATAATATCTTTTCAACGATTCTGTGTCTGTGCCATCCAATGAATAGTCGTCTTTGAGGTGTGGCAATTCAATCACATCACCCGCCATGATTTTTCTGCCCAGTGCTTCCACAACATCACGGATGTGAAATGTCATGAACAGTTGATCATTTTGTAAAAATAGTCCAAACTGTGACAGATCAAAATCAATGTCTGACACATTGTAGATCACACGAGTGTGATACACATCTGGATCATACTTGCGATCTCTGTTTTCCAGGAACAGCATGTCCTGGATGGCCAATTCGTTGAGCGAATCACCTGACCGCTGTGGCTGTGTGGCATCATTGGTTTCACCTTGATCGTTGGGTGAAATGTACTTGTGGATATAGGCATCTGTGCCACCCACTTGGAACATTTCTCCAACATTGCGATCAATGAATGTGAAATCATTGCCTTTTTCAGGTTTATATAACGACAGTCTTGGCATTTTGTATATTTATGGTGCTATAAATACACACATGCCAGACACCGGACTTTCTTCTACTACAGACGCTCAAATCAATGCCGCCAAACAAGAAATCTTTGATTATGTGAGATTGAGACTGGGCGATGGCATGATTGAAGTGGAACTTGATCCTGCACACTATGAAATGGCATTCACCACAGCTGTGGACAAGTTTCGTCAGCGCTCATCAAATTCAGTGGAAGAATCATATGGTTTTCTCGAACTGAGAGAAAATCAAACCACTTACACATTACCTGCTGAAGTGATCAATGTCAAAAAGATCTACAGAAGAACAGTGGGAGGAGCTGCATCATCGGAAGGCGGCACATCATTTGATCCGTTTGAATTGGCCTACACCAATGTGTACCTATTACAAACTGGTAGGATAGGTGGATTGGCCACATACGACATGTTTGCTGGTTATCAGGAATTGGTGGCTAGAATGTTTGGTGGATTTATAAACTTCAAATGGGATCAACCCACCAGAAGGCTTACAATTTTTAGACGCCAGCGATTCACAGAAACTGTGCTGATTGAACAGTACAACTATCGTCCAGACTTTATATTATTAAGTGACATCTACGCAAAACCGTGGATTAGAGAATACACACTGGCTGTGTCCAAATTCACACTGGGCGAGGCTCGTTCAAAATTCCAAACCATTGCAGGTCCACAAGGTGGCGGATCACTGAACGGCGACACACTCAAGAACGAGGGCATGAACGAAATGCAGAAGTTGGAACAGGAAATTGGCAACTATGCAGAAGGCGGCACACCTTTGTCCTTTACAATTGGCTAAAATTTTCGTATAATACTTTTTAATGATCATAGGCATATGTGGACTCATAGGTTCTGGCAAAGGCACAGTGGCTGACTATCTCATTGATCAACACTCATTCCAAAAGATATCATTTGCTGACAAACTCAAAGATGCTGTGGCAGAGATGTTTGATTGGCCCAGACCAATGTTGGAAGGCATCACACCACAATCACGTGATTGGCGAGAACGTCCTGATTCATTTTGGTCACAGGAATTGGGCAGAGAAATCACACCGAGATATGTGCTACAGGTGTTTGGCACAGAATGCATGCGTCAAGGTTTTTATGATGGCATATGGGTCAGTTTGGTCAAGAAACGAATACAAGAAAATCCCACAACAAATTGGGTGATTCCAGACACTCGCTTCCCCAACGAAGTTGATATGATCAAATCCGTGGGTGGTTCTGTGTGGTGTGTGAAGAGAGGTCAAAATCCCGTGTGGTTTGATCACTACAAATATCATAGTGTTGAACCCAAAGATATTCACCCGTCTGAATGGGCATGGGCAAACTCAGATTTTGATCACACAATAGCAAATGATGACACAGTTCAAGTGTTACAGCAAAACATAAAGACAATTATTAATAGTCAGCAGTGAGATCGCCTTGGCGCCACCCGGACTTTTTGGCATGCATCAATCTGTTGCAATTAGCACACACAGTTTTGAGATTGGATTGATTGTTGTTGTTCATGTTGGCATCAACATAATACACATCCAACTGGTAAGGATGCTGTGCTGTGAAGCCACACATTTCACATGACTTCTTTTTGGTGTAGCCTGCTCGTTGCCATGCAGGTGTTGTGATGGCAGAAGTGTTGGAACTTCTTATACAGGCGTCACATTTCTTTCTGTAGTACACTTTGTCGCCACGACGATAGTTGTAGGCAGCTGGCTTGCTGTTGCATTCTTGACACAGTGGTCGCTTGTTTCCGTTTCCATTAAACACGCACATATTTATGCGTACCTTTTTGACGCTCTTTAAAATGATTGTAATAATCAGCCCATGAGTGGTAAATATTTGCAAC